CCTAAACAGAGCCCAGACAGGTGTACGTCGATCTCAGACGGGGGAGGGGCCTCACTTGGTTGTAGGAACCAAGAACATGGGATAATCAGGCCCGAAGTAAGTGGAGCGATGATCATCAACGTGGATGTCAGCGTCGAGTATGGTGGGAAACTGCGTGGGGATAAACCCCTGCCGTAACCACTTCTCGAAAGCGGACTCAACGCTGAGTTGCAATGCGATCGAAATGTTGTCATGATTATCCATGACCGCACGCTGCTCTGCCAATACTTCTGGTTTCCTCAGTGCTCGAGACGCTCCTTCAATAATCTTGTCTTTTTCCCAAGAAGAGATACGCTGACTGCGCAATATATGCGTATAATCATGCGCGGTGGGATCCAAGATAGTGAGCAACGTATAGCATAGAGGACCTACAATGGGGGTTTGCGAATCCGTAGACCAGTACGAGTACGCCTTGGCGATGATGGCGCGCCGTCCCGGCAGACCACTCTGGGTGATATGGAATTTGGCGAGAGTTCGCCGAATATCACACATGGAGCGTAGTCCGCCGGGTATAGGCACATGCCGTCGTCCGCAAAAGGTACTTTCAGCCAAAGAAGGGGGGAGTTGCAATTTCACACCGAATCCCAACAACCACATCATGTTGGTGAGGAACACGAGCGCGTTCTTAAACTCGAGTAATCCGGCGGTTAATGCGTCGTCGCCCTCATGAGAAGAATCCCATGATTCGGGCGGCAGATTATAATTGCATAACCACTGCATGAACCTGCAAAACAATCCATTCATGATTGAGGTGTGGGAGTCCCCGGACACACGTGTTCCTTCAACGTAGTACATCAATGCAAAGGGGGTCAGACCTGTTGTGGTCAACGCCAATTGCATAACTTCGTGAAACACGAAGTGTTCTGCGGAAGGAAATACATGGTCCCAAAACTCCATCTCGAAATCACGAATGATTGGTTGGTCCATATTACGATCGAGCCGTTCTTGATCCGTTTCCATAAGAAATGGGAACGAGTCAAGACGATGCAAGAGCGCGTCCCTGTCCTCAATATTACGGCCCTTGACCAGATATGGGGCTGCTTTCGCGGCCTTCTCCAAAGCTGATACATAAGGGCCAACAACTGACAGGAACTCCGGGGTTCGGGGTGAAATATTTCTGGGGTCTGTTGCCGTAACGGAGGTTTCATTTTTGATGAAACAAGAGACGCGAGCGATTCCCTTGTTAACACCAAAGTCATAAACCTTGTGGTTTGCGTCAATTAGCTGTTTCCGCTTGTTCAGCGGAAACCGCGACGCCCACTCTTCCAGAGGTAGAGGGTTCAATTGAGTCACCCACTCGTTCTCCTCGGCTTGCAACCACTTCGAAAAGTAGTGCCGGAGGAAGGGTGACCGTCTTGACTTCTGACAGAGTGACGTCAATGTCGTCGAAGATGGCGCGGCTGCAACCCGCACGGTTGGTAGCAACGACACGAGACGCATTCGTTCCACAGGCGATGTTGGTAGACTTGGGTGCCACGGGAGTGGGATTGCGATCCCATTGGCCACGTCTTGAGGATGGGCCGGCAACTGGAGAGGATGTACTGCAACGGGTGTTTGAGGGGCCAGCCAGTAATGCGAACCGGTTGGTATTTCCCCAAGGAGTGGATGCATGTACATGACTTTGCCTAACACTCTCAGGCTGACTGAAGCGGACTGATTTTCTAGTCCGTTGTGGGGTACTGCGGAATTCGTCATCAGCAGGCCGGGCAGCACTACCCGGCTCCGCTGATCGAAAGGGGGTCTGATTTATCCTAGGATGCGAGCTGACCTCACCACTAGTCAGTCTCGGATCGGACTCAGCATGAACCTCGTAATTGGGAGTCGTAAATTCATGCCAAGCCCATGGCATCAAGGCTTCGGCAGCACGTTTTCCCACCAACTTGTCCCAAACTGCCGCAGGAAACCTGGCGAACATGTCAGGCAGAACATCCATAGCATGGATGGCAAGCCGGTACATAATTCGATTATACCAGGTCATTCCCACGACATTGAGGGGCAGGTGGTGGAATTTGTGGCCATATCGTAGAGCCAATTCGTCGGATATCTTGGCCGTCAGCTCAACCGCACTGGGTAGTACGGCGAGATCTAGCTTGTCGGCGTTGAAACGACCGCGCACCAGACTGGTTAGGTTCGGTGCGTATGTGTCTCCACGCGGTGCTAGCGACATTGTCACTGCGGAACGCATGATACTTCCGGCGGGGGCCGAGCCAAGTTTGCGGCCGCCGCGGGTGAAGACATACGCGTCATCGGTTTGTGTTGCCACAACATGGTCGCCCAACGGGTACGCATATACCTTCTCTACAGTACGAAGGCAAGACGGATCCGAGGGCTTGAAATCACCATCGGCTGGATAGGCATAAAATACTGAGCTGTTGCCATAATCACCGATACGATAATAATGAGCAACGGACTTGGTGCCAAATATAATGCCTTCATCACGCCAAATATGGAAAGAATGATCGTAGACATCGCCGCCTCGGGTCTTCATGAGGACGCGGTCAGTAACAATCACTTCAGCTTCCCCTTCAAACCAGTTGTTGTGGCCAACATACTCGTTGAAGTCGTGGGTGATGATGATAGTAGGAGCCGTGATGGTGTCACCTAGTTCTGAAGCCGTAAGATGGAAGTCAACATAGGACATGATAGCAGGACTCTGAGGTTCCGTGCAGTCTTGTCCCTTGTGCTCGAATACCCGATTCTTCATCACGCCACGAATCTTGTCGTGGTCTGATGTGGTCAGGTTAGGAAAGCAGATGTGAAGGCGCTTTCCGTATTTGGCGTGGCGTTTTGGACTGCCGCCAATGTCTCGGACTTTTTGATTAATCCGGAACATAAATTCAAGCGAGAAACTTTCTAGGGCTTTTCGAACATAGGCCAATGTTTTGTGGCCAGTGTTGGGGGTCACGCGTAGGGGATGTTCCTTCACGAATTTTTCGAACAGCGACTTGAGTTCGCCGGCCGATACAGGAACTATCGGGGAACGCATTCGAATGGGCCGATGTCGTTTAAGGAAGCGGTAAATTAGGAATGACGCGGCTGATAGCGTCAACAAGCTGAGAGAGATCATCGCATAAAGTCCGTAGACCATGTACGACAACACTACCCGCAACAAGCCAAACGGGGACAGCGCGTGGACACGAAACCGCGGTGGTATGATTTTGCACACCGGAGACAACCGTATCTCGCTCCGCGGTAGGGTGTTCAGTACTGCGCCCCAATATGGACTCAGACGTTGGATTTCGTTGAAATCGTCGAGTTTTTGTAATTCCCAACTGCAATCTCGCAAAAGGTCGTGATAGCCTTCTACGAGATCGCCGCAACCATGAATGGCATCGGCGTACGAAGCGTCGATTCGGTCTGCTACGCCGAGAGACACGACCAACAAGGGTGCGCGCCAAACGTACGTAGAGGCGACCAACGCCGCGACCACAGCCAACACTAGATACATACCGGGTGGATGCTGGGTTCTGAGTGAGTTTCCTACGGCAAACCAGTTTGACAGTAGGGCTTTCTGTGCAATTCGGAGAGCTTCAGGGATCAAGCCTAAGGCAAGAACAACCTAAAAGATGCGAATCAATCGTTTATGT